ACCAAAAGCAGCTTGTCTTCCAAAAACATCTGTCTCAAAGAAATCACTAAATGGGTTTTGTCCCATTACCATTTACAGCCTCCTAAAGTCCAAATCTATTTTGTAAGAATTGTAAATATCCACCTTGTTGTGGTAGTAAATCAGAACCAGCAAATTCGTCTTGTATTTGAGAAAAATCACCCGGAACAAGTCTTCCAGCAGTAAATCTACCAAGCCTATCTGCTGCACCTGCTCTTGCAAGATTGAATGCTTGTTGTGCACCAGCACCTAATCCAAATCTACCTTTATCATCTACAAATACTTCTGGATTAACTAAATTTCTTAAAGCTGCATCAGCAGGTAATTCTGGATTTCTTGATAAAGGTATTAATTCAGAAAATAAATTTCTTGCTGTGCTATAAACGTTTTCTGGTCCAACGTTACGAAGTGCTCCAACTGAGCCAGCAAAATTTCTTCCTAATGCTGATGCTACATCACCAACTGCCTGAAGGGGATTAAAAAATTGTCCTCTTATTGTTCTGTTAAATGCTGTAGGCACATTTGGAAACAACTCATTAAATGCTCTTTGAAACATTCCACTTTCACCACGGATGCCTTCTTCAGGTATTCCACCAATATCTGCACCTAATCTTGTAACATCACCACCGGGTTCCATGATTCCAACTGCACCTCTACCGGGTGTTCCAGTTGGTATTTCATTTTGTGGTTCTCCAATCGTTACAATTTGAGTTTGGTTTTCTCCAGTACCTAGTTGTCCACCATACAATCTTTCAGCTTCAGCCCTTGCTTCAGCTTCAGAACCAGCACGAACAAAAAAGGTTTGAGTTGTCCCTTGAGGGGTTCTTATTGTTATCGGGTAAAATCTCATTCTTCTTCTAATCCTATACTTCTAAGTAATTGAGTTCTTTCACTTTGGGCTCCGGGTCTGGGTGCTGCCGTGTTCATGCCTTGGTTAGGTGATGGAGTATTCGGTATGCCTCCCATGGCTGCATTAGGCATGACCTCTGGTCTTACTCCAGTTGATGTAGGGGCTCCCTGCTGAGGGGGTGCCATTGGTTGCTGCATCTGTCCATATTGTTGCATAAATGTCATACGTTGTGCAAGTTCCTGCATCTGTTTTTGTTCTTCAGCAAGTTTAATTTCTTGCAAATAATGTTGAGCCATTTGCTCATCACCACTCTTCATTGCTGCAGTGTAAAGCTGAACTAACTGCATAATCGGTGTCGATGTTCTTGCAATCTGTTCGTATATTCTTTGTCTTTCTAAATCTGCATCTTGCATTTTAAGAATCTTGTCTCTTGCAAAATCCATTGACACAAGCGACTCTCCAGTTGCTGTAGGTTGTGTTGCCATCTGTGCAATAGAATATCTTTGCATATCATCTTCAGGTAATGCAGTCAGTAAAGTAAATGTTAAATCACCGTGATTTTTTATGTCATCTGGTGTTATTGGTCCATCAAAAGGCATTTTAGCGTATGTTTTACCAGATACATTCAACGCTTTGTACGATTTAGTTTCGTACATCATAATCAAATGTTCAAAAGACATTTCAAGTAAGTTTTGAACTGCTGTAAGTCTTGGAATTACTTTTTGTTCAATGTTAGTTCCAAGCTGTCTCATTGCAAAACCAGATATTGGTGCTTGCAATATTCCAAAAGCCTGTGGTGGTAATCCACCGTCTACCTCATCGTCATTGATTGCACCAAGTAATACGTCTGCATCTCTTGGTGATTGTGACAACGGTAGTGGCTGCACGTCTTCTTGGTTTTGAGTTGACACATTTATTTGTGACCCCTTCTTTGACGGGTTGTCTTCTAATGCCTTAGTTCCGTCTAACGATGAAACCTTGTAGGCTTGGTCTACTGCTCGTGCAGCAAGTGCCATTCTGTATGAGAAAACTCTGTTTTTAAACTTAATTATGTCCCTGTTAGGAGCAAAAATTGATTCTGAGAAGTCTTTAATTGGGTCTTCGATGTCTGCCATGCTATCAATCTGTCGCATTCCTGTGTCAGATGTAGCAAGAATCGGTACACTCCCAACAGGAACAGTACATATTGGAAACATCATTGCAAAAGTGTCTGCAGGTTTTTTGGCATAATGGTCATCAATAATTACATAATTCATGTATTTAACTTCACCGTTTACAATCTGTCTTTCGTAACAGTCGTAAACAAACTCTACTTCGTGACCATCGTCAAGCGTTACATCGTAAAATTTAAAATTCTTGTAGGTGTCTCTTATCTCTGACCTTGTTTGAGTCATTCTGTAAGCTGCAAAAACTGGTTCTTCTTCTCCGAACTGAACAACTAAATGTCTTGGGTCTAGTGGTTTTATCTCTGCAAAAGTTTCACCGTTTGGTTTTTTTCTAAGCAGTGACCTTGTTGCTATCCTACCACCTCGTACCGTAGAGTACCAAGCAAGCTGAGGTATAAGCAAAGGCTCACCTTTTCTCTGCATTCTTTTGTTTATTTGCCTGTGCATTCCAATAACTAATCTTTCTAAGTTATCGTTTGCAGCACGCTTCTGTTCGTCTGCAGCATCATTGTGTACTCTTACAACTTGTTCAGAACCAGAAATAAAACTTTCTATCTTGTCTGCTAATGTTCTCATTGAGTTAGTTGTGTAAGCATCTTCTGGGTCGACACCTTCTTCTTCGTCTGGCACAAAGTGAGTTAATCTCCATGAGGAGTAATCCATGTCCATTCTGTCATGTAAAGGTTGGTCTTGGTCAAATAGTGTTTCTATTTTATTTAAAACATCAGCAACTATTTCGTCTTGTGTCTTTCTAGCCATTATCTAAATCTCGTCACTGGGATAATCTCCCTTGAATAGTTTTCATTACCGGCATATCCAAACTGATTTACCATCAGATAAGTTAATGCCTTTACAGCATGATTATACTTGTCTCTTGGAACATTTCCAACTACCCCACCCTCTCGGTTCATCTGCCAACTGTAAACTCTGACCTGTCCGTCAAACGGATTTGGTCCTCCTCCAAGTTCAGAAATCAGTCCTTTGCAAGTAGGGTCAATGACTAATCCGGGCTCTAAGTCTATCGGGTCTGGCTTAAGCATGCTGTTCATTCTCTCAATACCGTCAATAATCTTTACGGGCTGGCTTTGCATAATTATATTCGCTTCTTTAAACCATATTTCAGTGTTTGATGGCATGGCTCCAGCGTGTGCATTTCCTGCAACGTCAATCACGCCAAACTTATCCGTGTTCTGCCACCAAAATCTTTTCTTTGCTACCTCAATAATGTCGGAAGCAATCAATTCTCTCTCGTAAATTTCGTCAAATACCTGCACTTGCCCATCGATTATGTGGCACACCTCAACGGCATACGCACTTTCGGTCATCCTAGAATAACCCGGGTCAACTGCAAGATACACAATTTCGTCTGGGTCATACACAACTTCTCTTACATGAACGTTTACATTGAATGACGGATGCACCAATCCACTCGGAGGACTCGGGATTCCGGCGACACGTTCATTAAACCACTCCTCGGAATGTTCAGTTCTCATCTTTTCTATTTCAGGGTCGTGCTCTCCCAACGGAAATATATGCGTATTAGTCCATGTAGGTAGTGAAAAACTTTTTGCACTCTCTAAATTTTGGATACCCGGTGATTGCCATGACGTAAATTGTTGGGGGTACCATCCTAGACTACCCTCAAAAGTACCTTCTAGGAATACCCAACCACGCTTTTCTGCCACTCTTTCCATCAATCGCCAGTAACTTTCTTGGTCTAACTGCGAAGCCTCACAAGCAACGATGCCCATCGGGGCTTCCATCGCAAGTTTTCTGTAGTCAGTCGCAGACTTAGTCTTGATTATCAACGGTTTTAGGTTCTTAGAACCAACGGACACCTCGATGTATCCGGGGTCAACCTGACGTGTGGCACGTTTAATTATACCTAGCCTGTTGAAGGCATCTCCAAGATAGTCAAACTCACCCCTAGTTCTTTCGTAATCTGCAGCAACTAGCCAATAGACACTGCCCGAAGCAGCATCAGGGTCTTCTACAATCTTGGACATTATCTTTTCAAACATATACATAGCACCAAGATTGGACTTACCTGCTCTCACGCCACCGGCAACCAGTTTGAATCTAGCATCATCATTGAGTATCTCAAGCTGTGCAGCCGTAGGCTTGTAACCTATGGCTCCGAATAGGGCATCACGTTGTTCATGTATCATGAGACACATTTTAGCATAAAATTTACAGGAGGTAGTACCACAGACACAGACCAGCAAGCGACCACAAGAACCACCCCCCTTGCAGCCGACACATTGACACCGACACGATGATACCGATGACAGCCAGACCACCCAGCAACCACCACCACCCATCCACCCCACCACACGCATTTTTTTTTCCGAATCCGAATCATACGCACCTCTCAGAGGCTCTCAGAGGCTCATAGACGGGCTTTTGGGGCTTGGGGGGTATCATGCCTCATTGTGCCTTACGTTCCCATTCGTTCCCATTTTGTTATTTAGAATGCTTTTGAGAATGTCCCTCTTTAGTTTGGAATGATTCCCAACTGTTTGGAATTTTGTCCTATCTGAGTTTAGAATGTGTTACGGCGTTTTATACAGCGTTACGCCGTGTCCTCTATTGGCTTTTTATCTTCGGAGATTGGCACATTTATGTTAATTAATGCTTGGATTAGTGCATTGGCTTGGTCGTCAATTGTGGTTTGGTTCTTATTGTCACCGTATCTGTCAGGATATTTTTTAGACAGAAGCCACTGGCTATTTTTACTTTTAACAGCTTCATTCTCTGCAGTCGTTAATTCCGTTAACTGTAACGCTTCAAACTCAGTTACAGCCTCAGTTACTGTATCATGTAATTTCAGTGTCAGTTGCTTGTATCTGTCACTAGGGTTCAGATTCTTAGTATCTGTTACTGTTACAGTATCTATAGTATCTGTATCAGTTTCAGTATCTAATGTTACACGGACTTTTTCACCAAAACGGAGCCAACCCATAGCAACAGACTCAGAAACCCCACAGCGTCTTATTATGGCACTTGTAGGGTGTAATCCAAGCCGTTCTATATCCTGCTTGATTAACTCTATCTTTTTATTATCTAACTGTATTTTTCTGCTCATAGTCATTTACTATTTTATCAGGTTGAAATTATATTTAAATGAAAGTGCCACATTATCCCGTTTTAAATTAGTTGTTGACATATTAATTTATATGGTGTTACTATTAACGGAGTGGTTGTTGTTGGTAGGTTGTTAGACCCTCAGGGACTGAGCAAACATGGAAGGCTTAGGAGTCAGGCTTGAACCCTGACAAGTGGGGGCAACATGAAACGGCAGGGGGGGGAAGTCATAGAAGCCGAGTAATTCGGTGAACTCAAATGAACTTCCTAGACTGTAGATAAATGCAAACGTTTCCGAGTTGTTGAGGCACTGAATTTCCAAGAGGGGGGCTATTGTAGTCCCTGCAGGTATGTTCAAACTTGGGTGCTGTGAACTGGTCACAGAATAAAAGACTGTTGACCCTTGGGTCATTAGTTGAATACACAGCATTTCGGTTATGGAGGGCGTGGCATTGCCCTGCTGAGATAGTCCGAAGGATTTTTATTACAAGCAATACGCAACATCTACAAATTGAGTTGAATGAGAAAAGCTCTCTTAAGTAAATAACTAAAAGTAAAATACAAAGCTACATTATTATTTAATCGTTGAGGTTGGCTGGTCGTGTAGTGGTTACTTGTTACAGAAAAGATATTTATCCAAGGGTAATTATTTGATTATGTTTTCAAGTCTAGGTTATTGAAACAAATTACTAAGTGAACAACTGTGAAAGTCAGGAATGAAGCCGAAACTGTGGGAGGTGTATGGTTCCAAGTCGCAAGCCTTGGATTAAATTCAAAGTTTAATAAACCGAAACGAAAGAACCCACGACAAAGCCAAGCGACCCTCCAAATTGTCGCTTGGTTTCGTCTTAGTAATAAATAAATTAACAATGGAGGAATAAATGGTAGCATTTATAGTTAAAGACCACCCAAAACAATTCACTTGGGGACAATACAATTGTTCTCACCCAGTCAGTGAAATTATTGGCGACATAAATAGTTTCTCAAAAAAGTATGAGAATGGGAAAGTTGAAAATTACAAAACTGCAACGACTAAGTGTATGTTTTGCAATTTAGTTCAGACTAGCAAAGTTTAGTTTGATTGTAACGGTTGGGGTTTCGCAAGCCTCCAACCGTTACCGTTTTAGTAATAAACCAATGACAGAAGGAGGATTTATGTCATTAATAATTGAAAGCCCAAACAAAGAAAAACAAGGAATTTCAGACTTAGAAAAATTACTTGGTTTTAATGCAATGTTCGGAGGTTACCAAGAAATTACCAAAGATAATTACCATGAGGTTTACTTGAGAAATAAAATTCTTATTGAAACTAAAATGGCATTTATGTTTCTTGGTTCAGAAGAGAAACCTGAATACCCAACTTTAGAAATGGTTAAAAGTTGTATCGGTATGAAGGTCAATGAAATACCAAAGACAAGGCGACAATTCAGGGCAGAAATAAAAAGACTGTTTATTGAAACAGCTAAGAATGAGGCAAGAAGAGTTATTCAGCAATATGATAAACAGATACAACCCTAACAATATGGGGGGCTGAAATGCCCCCCAATAAATCGTATTAGTAAAAAATAATCATGATGAAGGAGGATTTAATCATGGAAACAGAAATCACAATCAAGCCAACTTTTGAAGTCAATGGAACAAGTTTTATTGGGCATGTAAAAATATCCTATGAAAAACTTGTTTCAGTGTTTGGGAAAGAACATTTGGGTGAGAGTGCAGATGCAAAAATACTATGCGAATGGGCATTTGAATTTCCTGACAAAACAGTTGCAACAATTTACAACTATAAAACCGGAAAGAATTACGACCCAGTTGATGGTTTAGATAAAGAAGATATTGATATGTGGCATATCGGTGGCAAAGATGAAAAAGCATTTCACTACATAAGACTTTTATTGTGGGGTAAAGCTAAAGCAGGAGGTTTAGGATACCCACCACCACTTTATCTTTAGATAGTGAGAGGGGCAGGGATGCCCCTCTCAACCTCGTTTTAGTAACTCTAACTTTAATCAAGGAGGTTAAAATGATTGAAGTGTCTATTAATGATACAGGAAATATAGTTGTCAGTGATAATTCTATTTTCACAATCTTAAAAGAGCAGGGTTGATGACCCTGCCGTCTTAGTAAAAACAATTATTCATAGAGGAGGATATTATGAATAAAGCAATTAGAAACCAAAGACTCGGTGAGGCTATAGCAAGTGGCATTGAAAACGGTGGCATTGAAGATATGCTATTTATTTTTGATGACGATGGATTTGTCACTGACACTGACAAAATGGCTTGGAACTACAATAAAGACCAAGACACTTGGACAGATGAGCAGGGCAATACAATGCAAGAAAGATGGGCTAATGGCATTTATAATGACATGGTTGAAATATACAAATTCAAAGGTGACATAAAAATCTTTGGGTTTATAAATCCAATGTCAGGGATTGATGAAATCTCTACAGTTTCAATGAAGACTGAGAAACCAGACACCCCAGACATTGACACAATCAAAGAAGTAAACAATCCAGAGCAGGGCTAAACCCCTGCTCGGTTTCGTTTTAGTAATAAATAAATTATTCATATAAGGAGGTATTAATATGGATGAGAAAGAATGGTTCTGTGAAATAAAGTTATCATTTGCAGAAAGTGGTTATGGAGAAACCAAAGAAGAATTTATCCAAAATGTAAAAGATAATTTTTCAGAGGAGTACAATATTGAATTAACCGACAAAGATATTGTGAACATTGAGGAGCAGGAGTAAATCTCCTGCTCAACAGCGTTTTAGTAATAAATAAATTATTCATATAGGAGGTAATAATATGAGTACAAAAGAAAAAGAAAACAACATTTTGCTTGAAAGCAGAGGTGATTTATTTGGGTCTAGGGACAAAAATATATTTCACAATATTGACAAGGACTGGAATGTATTTGAGTTGAGAGTTGAAAACCCTACAAGTATAATGTTGACTTCATCAAAGTATTATACACAATTGAAAATGTATTTTACAGATGACATTGAGGCTTTAGAAAGACTCATTGAGTGGACTAAACTTGTGCAAAAAGGTGCTAAGAAACGACTCAAAAACTTACAGAAGGTGGAGGTTGAGTCCTCCACCTAGTCTATCGTTTTAGTAATAAAAAATTGAGGGGCATCAAAAGGAGGCATAGATGCCAAAATTAGGATTAAACATAAATGAGTTAGCACAGAAAATTACAGACCAAGCAGAGAAAAAAGTTGACATGGTCGTGGACAGCAGAAGTATGCAATTACTTCCAGTTGAACAAGACGATGTAACAACTAATGCACCAGTCTTGATGAGTATTGATGACTCAAAGCAAATGGAGATTACACCCACTGCACACAGACAACTAGCAACAAGGTTGCAAATTCCTTACGCTTACTACGAAAGAGTAATGAACAACAACCCAGTATTGTTAGCAGAAAATGTTAACAACTGGCTAGGACAAACTCAAAACAAAAGAATGATTAGAACTTATCAATCAGACGGTTCAACTGTCTGGGATTTGATGAGGGCTGACTTGTCCAACAAGTATCTGACTTTTGATAATGAAGATGTCGCCGAGGCTGTGTTGCCTGTAATGTTTGATGAGAAACTAGAAATTATCTCATCCAATGTTACTGAGAAAAAACTCTACATCAAAGCTGTAACTGACAAACTTACAGGTGAGATTGAGAAGGGTGATGTTGTCAGAGGTGGTGTAATTGTAAGTAATTCAGAAGTTGGATTTGGTTCTGTAAATGTTCAAGCATTCATCGAGAGATTAGTTTGCATGAACGGTATGATTGCAGAAACATCTTTCAAAAGAAGACACATTGGTTCTTCGCATGACATCACAGACTTACTCAGCAGAGACACACTGAACAAAACAAGCGATGCTTTGGTTGGTCAGGTGCAAGATGTAGTGAGAAATGTATTGTCAAGTGAAGGGTTCAATAATGTGTTGGGAAAACTCAGGAAAACTACAGAAACTGAGATAGCAAAGCCTATCGATGCTGTTGAAATAATACAGAAACAGTTTAAGTTTACAGATGATGAGAAAGACTCAGTATTAAACCACTTAATCAAAGGTGGTGACACAACTAAATGGGGACTTACAAACGCTGTAACAAGGACATCTCAAGACTTAGAAGACTATGACAGGGCTACTGAGTTTGAGAGGTTCGGTTGGGATGTTGCAAATCTGTCAAACACAGTGCTAGAGCCTGCTCTAGCCTAACAACCTTGGCTCACAGACAAGCCCCTCCTGTGAGTCTCGTCTTAGTAATAATAATTCATATAGGAGGTAAAGTATGAATGTAAAAAAAGATGATTTGTTTATGTTGGGATTTATCCTGACAAGAATAGCAGTGACTCTTGAATTAGAGGCTAACCAAAATTGGGCAGGTCTTGACCCTAACTTTCGTAAAGTTATAGGCAAAGCAATCGACACAGCTTTAGACTGGCATCACAGTATGCTTGATGATGAAAGACAGGCTTTTGCATTGGCTATAGTTTCTGCACAACCATCTTCATTCTTTGAAGTACCATTGGGTGATAATGGTGAACTAAAAGTTCAAAGCAGGAATTCATAGAGGGGGTAACTCCCCTCTATCGTCTTAGTAATAAACAATGTTTGCAAGGAGGTAAAGTGGCAAATGTTAAAAGAAAATTGGAAGAGATGGCACAAATCTCAGAAGAGGTTGATGTTTTCAATCTTCACAGTCTTATCAATACTCGTGGTGTTGTATGGGTTCAGAAAAAAATAGATGAACTCAACAAGCAACTAAAGGAGGGTAATGATGACTAAGAAATACAAACTTGAAGAGTACCAATCACAGACTAGACATTATGAGATTGTTTCAAACATTCCATTACCTAAAGGAATACTAGAAGAAGTATTTTATTGGGGAGATGGTGATGATTTGGCTCAAGGTCAGGAGACTGACATGACTAAGTGTGCATGGATTGAAATCAAGAAAGATGAAACTCTTGATGTAAAAGACTATGAGGGTCTTGAGGTAAAACTTAAATTCATCAAGTCAGGTGCAGGAGACTTTGCTGAACTTGACATAGAGGAGGTGAAGTAATGGGTAAGAAATACACAGTCAAGTGGACTATCACTGAACAGTATGAAGATACTTTTGAACTGGAAAGCAAAGATATTTGGGATGAGGCAAGAACTGAAATTGACAAAATTGGTGGTGGAAATATGCCAGTTGATTATCAATGGGTGGTAACTACAGTAGAGGAGGCTTAAACGCCTCCTCGATATCGTTTTAGTAGAGGGCATAATTAAGGAGGAAATTATGACTAAGAAAGTTGTAAGTAGTATTAAATCTGCATTTGAAGTAGACATCAAAGGACTCAAAGAACTATTTGGTTCTGTCCCTGCATGGAGACACGCAGTTGAACTAGTGACCAATGTGTTCGATGAATTCTTGGGCTACGTTGAAGGTGCTGTTACGCCGACCTCTTGTATTGTAGAACTTACAAAGGATGGCAACAGACCTGCACAACTTAAGGTGCAAGATGACGGTGGTGGTTTCAAAGACCCAACCGACATCTATACTCTCTTCAGGACTACTGAAAAGAGAAACGACCCTACTGTTGCAGGTAGGTTCAATGCAGGTGAGAAACAACTCATTGCTGTTTCAAAGGAAGCTGTGATTAAGACTAGGAATTACACCGTTAGTTTCAAAGATGGTGTAAGGAATATTATTAAACACAAAGACCCTAACTACCACCAAGGCACAACGGTTGAGGCTGTATTACCTATGGTGAAGGGAGACTTTGAAACTGCTGTGGAAATGCTGAGTAATGTAATACCACCAGAAGGCATAAGTTATGTCGTCAATGGTGAGATTATTCCAAGACCTCAGTCAAAACACGGTGTTGAAGTAACAATGCCAACTCCAGTCTTGCAAGAGATTGATGGCATCAACGCAATGAAAAACCTACAAAGGAAAACAAAGGTGGAAATCTTTGAAGCAGAAACACCATGGCTTTATGAACTAGGTATTCCAGTGATGACTCTTGAAGATACTCAATTCAAGTATTCTTTGAATGTTCATCAGAAGATACCTTTGTCCATGAGCAGAGACTTGGTGGCTAGAAACTACATCATGAAATTGATTGGTCTAGTCAACGAGGCATCTGCATTAGATGGTGTGATGCTTGTTGATGAGGAAGACCAAGGTGCTAATTTTGAGAAAGAAAGTATGTCTTACATCAAGGATGTAAATGCTCTTTCCAAGATACACACTTCGGTAAGACCTAACTCAATGTTGTGGTCATCTAACGCAAGTGCAAACATACAGGCACAAATGGATGGTAACAACATTGTTCAACGTGGCACTTACGACCAAGCAACTCTAAAAAGATTAACTGATAGTAATATTGCTCAATCAACTAACGTTGCTTATCCAAACTTTGTGCCACCACAACCACAACCAGAATCTGAACCAAATGTGGTGCAGTCATGCCCACAGTGTGGTTTTAGACTTAACTAAATAACTATCAACTATGCCCTCTTCTATGTTCCATTCCCATTCCCGTTCCTAGGGTGGGAATAGGGAATAGAACGTATTAGTAACAACAAAGGAGGTTTGATGATTGAAAAAAAAGAGGTTTTAGAAATCCTCAAAGTACAATCAGAACTTATAGTAGAGTTAAATAAAAGAGGTAAACAAAAATGTCTTTGTGGAACAACACTTGACCTTTTTGACATACCTATCACGGCTCAAATGTTAGGAGAAGGAACCCTAATATTGGCTGAATATTTAGCACAAGAAGAAAGAAAGGAGAATGAAAATGTCAAGGGCTAATGACTTAAAAAGATTAAAAGCTATGGAAAGAGCAAAGCTAATTTCTAAGTTAGAAGAAAAGCATGGCAAAGAGAATGCAGAAAAAATAATTGCTGACTCAATGCAAGCTGCTGTTGAAAAAGCGTTTAATATGTTTAAACGTAAATAGTTTTACTTTTAGGGGGGCAACGCCCTCCTAATCGTTTTAGTAACAACAAGTCGTAGGAGGATATATGGCAATAGACATCGGACTACTAGCAGAAGCAATCACGAGTGCAATTCGTGATAAAGGTTTTGATAGTTACGAGGATACAGAAATGCTCGTGACTCAAGGGCTAGAAGGATGGGGTGAAGAAGACCTCATTGAGAAAGCTGCTGAGTTTGGTATTGACGTAGACGAGTTCAAAGAATAATATGAATTTGTGACTTTCTAGTCAACCTCAACCAAGACATTGCATTATTAGAACTTTTGCAAAACGGTGACCTGTAACAGGGTCACCGTGTCTTTTTAGGAATCAATTATGAAACAAGTATTTATTTATAAAACACAAGAGATTGTAACTCTGGTATCACAAGACCCAGAAGCAAGAAGTTTTATAGCCAAGAACATTGATAAAAAACAGTGGGCATACAAGGACCCCAGTGATATTCACAACTCACCAATCATTGTGAACCCTGATTTCTACATACCAATCATCGGCATTCTCAAGACAAATAATTTTGATGTTGCAGTGAATGGTAAATAAGAGTATAGTAAAAAACGTTTTAGTAAATAATAATCAGTTAAAGGAGTTAATATGACAACTGAAAATTTGTCCAACCCTTATGCTCACGAGAATGACAGTATTGAATTGTCAGTATCTGAGATGAAAGGACAACGGGCAACTTACTTACCAGTTGAAGTAACTGTAAAAATGCAGGGTAAATATCCTGTTAGAGACAGAGACTTCAATCAAGTAATTCTTGAAGAGGTCAATGGGTTCTGGAATCCACCTCACGCACTGTCAGTAGGAGCCAAAGGTATTGCTGTTCTTTCCATAAATCAAAGTGGAACAGGAACACTTTACTATGACATTCAGTCATGGGAACCAGTTGACGGTGCAGAAGCAGTAGAATCTACTGAAAAAGTATCCGTGCCTGTTGCCTCATCAGGTGGCAGTGTGGATGGCAGAAACAGGTCTATTGAAAGACAGGTTGCTGTGAAAGCCCTGATTGAACTAGCACCTCACTGTGAGGGATTAGTATCAGCAGGTTTCATGAAGAGTGAAACTGCAGCCAGAGTAGTTAGGAAAGCAGTATTAGGTGCTGAGGAACTACTTGGAGAATTGAGTGAAGACAATGGATAAAATGCTTTACACAGTCCTCGAGGCTAAAGAACTAATGGGTATAGGTAGAAACAGACTTTACGACTTGATAAAAGAAAACAAGATAAAGTCAATCAAGGTCGGTACTCACATCAAGATTACTAAGGAGTCTATCGATGACTTCATGAGTAGACTTGAAGATGCCGGCTCTATCGAAAACCTACAACCAATTAATTAATTTAATCGGACACAGGTTCCTCCAAGAAAACGATAAGGTTCTCTCCGGTAGAGATGATAACATCCCTTATTCCTGTGTCCGTTTACTAAATAACTGAGGGGTTGGGGAATTTCCCAGCCCCTCGTTAGAAAGGAGAAAAACGTGAAATACAACGTAAACATAAGCCAGATGAGTTATGCAACTATTGAAGTTGATGCAGACTCTAAGGAAGAAGCTGAATCTATGGTTAGAAATATGTCGCATGACGATATTGATGACAATGCACAGCACAGAAGCACATCTGATTTCATTGAAGTCATTGAAGTTGATGAAGTTGATACAGATGAAGCAGATGCAGCTTTACAAGAATCAAAAGAAGTATTGTCGTGATTGAAAAGAAAATTATAACAATACTTAAAGACAAGTCTGAAATATCTATTGCAGGTATTTCAGATGCAGTCGGTGTCTCAAAGAGGTCAGTACAAAGAAAGTTAAAGGTGATGATGGCTGATGGGTTAGTTGATAGAATAAGCAATAAAACAGGAAGAGGTAACATTCAAGTGTATGAAATAAAGGGTGACAAAAAGGGTGACAAAAGGGTGACAGAAGAGACATGGATAGACAGATTCAATAGTTTCTGTAACAAGTTACTAGTTACTAAAGATACTAAGTATCTATCAGAGAGACAGATACAATTTGTCAAAGACGAATTTAAAGATAAGAACATAGAATATATTGTTGAGGAGTTTTGTTCTTACTGGGAGGTGGCTACTAAACCAAAAACATTTGTCCCATACTTGAGGTTGAGGACATGGCTAAGAAAGGCAAAAGAATATGAAAGAAATGAAATACGACCAACTGGTCAAAAAACTCAAAGAGGAAGAAGACTCAGCGATAGTTCGGGGAACAAGTTTAAAGATTCCAAACTCAATGACCTCGCCAGAAGAAGTCAAAGCATTTACTGAGGAATTGATAGAGACCTGCATTCCGGGAAATCTAACACCGAATGAAGCAGTTGAGGCAGGGTATCCTGCTATACCTTGGAAGAGATTACCAAAGAGTGTGAGAACTAAAGTTGAAATTCTTGTTACAGAAAGACACGTCAAGAACACTCAAGACTATAACGAAAGAGCAAAAGCTAATGCAGGCAAACCTTTCAAGACACCATCAGTGTGTGTCTGTGGTGGGACTGGTTGGCTGTCAGGAACTTTTCCTGTTGGTGACCCAAACTTTGGCAGGCTCTTTGCTTGTATATGTAAGTTAAATAAAGCTGACTACAGCAAGTATCTTTGGGGTGTGTCTGGTCTAGGAGAGACCACTTTCCAAAGATTCAACAACTATGAACTCAGAAACGATGAATGCAAGATTGCAAAAGAATCTGCATTTGACTGGGCAAGTGGACATAAAAGTCCTTGGATGGTTATGCTTGGTAATGTTGGTGTGGGTAAGACTCATCTTGCCAAAGCATCTGTATCTTGGATAATTGGTAGAAAAGAAATGGTTGTCTACATGACATCAGCAGAACTCGCATCAAAGGTAAAGTCCTACATGGACACCGATAAGTATGATGAGTATGTAAACCATCTAAAGAATGTTAAGCATCTAATTATTGATGACTTGGGCAGGGAATACTCAACTGACTATGTAAGGTCTCTGTTTTATGAGATATTAGATTACAGGTACTCAAGAAGAATGAGGACCATGATTACATCTAACTTTTCTTTGGATGAACTGGAGCAAGTGTTTGACTTTGCTGTGGTGGATAGATTTAAAGATGTGATGGTGAGTACGCTTGTAGTTCTTGGTGAGACTGAGAGCATGAGACAAGAAGAGAGGGATGAACTACCATGGGAGTAGACTTTACAGACAAAGAGAAATCAATGGGTCAGTTAAAAGCTGGTCTTGCATGGTGCACAGATGAGTTCAAGAAATTATATTTTCAAGATGAAATTGTCGAGGATGAAGAACGTTGGGAAAAATTCTGGGAAAAAATGACAATGCTTGAACACATGGAAGAATGGTTGAGAAATTTACACGGAATGAAAGGTTGTATATGGGGTCCCAAAGGCAAGTGCCAGTGGGAACAGCCAATGACTTGTGATTACTGTGTAGAACAAGTAAATAAATTAAACATAGTGTGATTAGGAGGTTACATGAAAGGTACAATTAGAAGCTATCTATCTGTATCTCAGATACGAAAGTACATGACTTGTGGTATGCAATACTACTACAGGTATGTCGAAGGTATCCCTGAGAAGATGGGTAGTGCTGTACTCAGAGGGACAAGCGTTGACAATGCTGCCAACGAACATTTCTCTCTGCAGGCACAGACAAACAATGGTCTAACTCAAAGTCAATTCGTAGACTTTGCTGTTGATGTTCATCAAAAAGAACAGGACAGCGACACGTTTGATTGGGAGAAGGATGACATCACAAAAGACAAGAGCAAGGATAGAACATCTAAACTTGCTGCAACTTACCACAAAGACTTTGGTGATAAGTTCAAGGCTAAAGAAGTGCAAGTAGAACTTGTGCAAGTTGATAACGATGGTGAAAAGTTCAAAGGCTTTGCTGACTTTATCACTGTCGATGGCGTTATTGTCGACAACAAAGTCAAGAAACGAAACGTGACACCTGACCTGACTAGGGATGTGCAACTTGTAAAGTATGCAGATATGGCTAACGTAGACAAGGTTGGAATGGCTGTCGTCCAAGACATAACCACACCAAAAACTTTCTACCATCACGCCGAGGTGACACAAGACCACAAAGACAGAGTTAACAAACGTATTGAACACGTTAAGTCTGGAATAAACAATCAAGTGTTTATGCCTGCACCAGAAGGTAGTTGGGCTTGCACACAGAAGTGGTGTTCATTCTGGGAGATATGTGAGTTTGGAAAGTAACTCTAAACAAAACTATGATTTTAGGCATGACTTGGAGTTTGGTCAGGAGTCGGAACATTGGTTTTCTCAACTTTTTGGACGCTTAGTTGAGATAAAGACTGAACGTGATATATGGTCTCGCACAAAGAAAATTGCTGTGGAACTATACGATGAACGTAGAAGTAAAAGTACCGGACTAAATGTTACTGAAGCAGACTACCAAGTCCATGTCTTTGCTGATAGTAAAGGCAACAAGTTTGGTGCCATGATAATACCAACACAGATACTTCAAGAACTTACATGGAACAAAGAAAGAGTACCCATGGGTGACACCGATACTAACGGTAAAAGAAGTTATGGTGTATTATTAGAGGTCAAAGAAGTATTCTTAGCAATGGTAAACAAGTGTAGGAGTTTAAAATGATGGGCAAACTTAGACCCCAGATTTTTTTAGCGATTATCGTCTTAGGTATATTAAGTGCTGTTGGTGTGTGGCAAGGCTATACAGAGATAGCCACGGGATGTACAGGAGGAATTATAGCCCTAGGTATGAAAGTTTTAGAATCCCCAGATGGATAGACCACTAACACTAAATCAAACTCTTTTGAGAGATAACCCTGACATTGAAATAATGCTCGCTGACGGGTTTGATGAGGCTTTCATAGGCGTTGGGTACCAATTCAACAAAACAATCGCTGTATACGACAAACAGAGGTGTTTACAAGTATTAGTAGATAGAGATGGTATGACTCACGATGAAGCCAGTGAATACTTTGAGTTCAATGTGAACGGTTCATACGTTGGTCCACTTACCCCTGTATTTATGGACAATGTTGTGATACATTCTGAGAATTAAACATTCTAAATTCATGCAAACCAAACTGTCCGTAATATTAATTAGACATTCTTAAAAAAAATTCTATTTGTCCAAGGAGGAACTATGAACAATAGCGTATGGAAAAACTGGGAGAGAAAGTGGGCTGAATTTCTTGGTGGAGATAAAGTCAAAGCACAACGTAACCCTGTAACTGGTAGACACTCTGGTGATGTGCCGGATGTAGAAACTATTAAGTTTGCTGCTGAAGTAAAAGCAGGCAAGGTTGTAAGTGCAAGAACACTAAAAGCTGTGGAGCAAGCTAGAAAAGCTGGTATTGCTACCAATAAGATACCTATCGTATGTCAGACACATAAAGTCAATGATAAGGTTGCAAAGCATTTAGTCACCATGGAATTAGAAACTTTCCTAAACATCACAAAAGACATCAGAAAAGAAGAGATGCGTATCAAGGCAAGTCTTGATTCTACGATTCAATTAAATCTTTAGCCTCGTCTTTTCCAGATATGGTTAGAACTGTGGTAATTTCTGTGTAACTGTTGTTTACCACACTTACTACACTTTGCTTTGTATTCAGAACCAAGTTGTTTACTAGGCTCAGGTAATATGTAGACGTGAACGCAGTCTTTCACTACTGTGTTGCTGGCTCTAACAACAAGACCTCGAGGTTATTGGAGACCTCCCATATGCTTGCCTTGGTACTGCTTGCAATAGTGAATTCTTTGGTGCTGAAGTTTTGGTCATGACCCGTTACTGAATACTGTATGGTTAAAAGACCAATATCAGCCTGTCTAATCACGCAACTGCCACCTTTGCTGACTATGTTTGATAAAGTAAGTTTATTTATCTTTGCATTGGTGCTAGTTAAACTACCAGTATCAAGCCAAATTCGGTCATAAGTGCCTGCTGAAGTAGTTAATTCTCTAGCCATTGCATTCCCACCTGATATTCTTAAATCTCTTTGAGTACCAGCAGTCTGTGCAATAGACTGACCATCTGAAATATTATTCTTTACTATGATTTTATAGATGTTTGAATCCGAAACAGTCAAACTTTTGCAAGTATTTCTATCCCACAAGAACTCACCGATTTCAAGCCGAGAATTCATACCATTCTTACCTTCGATTAAAATAGCCTCAGCTTTACCACTAGGCAAACTGCTATTTGCATAAGAGTTTACGCTTACATCAGTTATAGATATTTCTTCTACTGGCGTGGTTCCAAGCACGATTCTAAGCGTATTGTCATCAGGGTTATCTTTCCTCCAAGCTAATTGTTTTTCAAGTTCCTCGCTAGGAAATTCTGATGGGGCTGCATAAATACCTGCATCACCATTTGCAAAACTTCTTTCTTGAATAATCTCTGTGGCTACTACCCCAGTTGTAACAGTACCTCCTGCGATAAGCAGCCCACTAGCCATAGCCGGATTAAATCCCAGCTTTAAAAGCAGATTATATGGGCTTGCCAGAACTTGAAAGAACCTGTGCCACTTCTTGCTCTCTTGGTCTAAGTAATCTATTTTAGCCATGACATAGTCTCTAATAATAAGACCTTTCTTGTAGGCTTGTATTGAAAGTAAAATTGGAGACTTTAGAATACTTACTATCATTCTTTTAAATGCACGCAGTATTTGATAAAAAAAGTTTGCTGCACCTTTAACTACAGTAAAAGGGATATTTAGTATTGATTTAATTATTTTCTTAATTCTTTTCCACATAATGCCTCCACACTACCTTGATTATACACTATTACATTCTCCAACGATAACCATAAGCATTAGGCATAGACAGTATGCAAGTATTGCAACTGTTGATTTATCCACGTTTTTTAGTAGTTTTCTTTCTTCTCTTCAGCTTCTTAAAGTCTGCACCTGTAATCTTGTCTCGTGGTGGTGCGACTCGTGCAAGTTTCTTTTGCTTTGGACTGTATTTCTTTTTACCTTTTGGCTTTGGCATTACCACTTCACCTTATCTGCCCACCAAGCTGCTGACATTTTACCTCTAGCAATATTCTTGGCGTGCCTTGCTTTAAATGATTTTCTTTTGGCTTTCATTCTAGCAGACTCACCTTTCTTTGGTTTACCTGCTGTGCCTTTCAGTGTGCCTACACGTTTACCTTGCTGTCCAAACCTAATTAGTTTTAGTTTATGACCTTCTTGTGCAAGAACAACGTGTGACTTTGTAGGATGGCTTGGTGTTCTTTTAGCTTTGTTTACACCCTTAAGACCATACTTTTTAAGCATAGATTTTTTTCTACTCTCATGAGCCATTTAACTACCCATACCCATAGTCTTTACTCGCTTTCTACGAGTTGTTTTTTTCTTGGTGGTTTTCTTCTTAGTAGTCTTTTTTGCAGTAGTCTTCTTTGCAGTAGTTTTTTTGCTACCACCTCTAAGTAAATCTTTATCTGCCTTTCTTGCACCACCTTTACCACTTACGAAAGACTTTACTCTTCCCATAGCCCAAGCATGAGCACTTGTCTTTGGTCTACTACCAGATGAGTAGTAAGCACCAAGTCCTCTCTTATATACCTTGTCTAAGGTAGACTTAGAATACCTGCTTGCTCCGGGGATACTTTTATATCTTCCTGCTGACATTATCCTCTGCTCCTCTGTTTACTTATTCTGTCCATCATAGCAGGTGTAAGTTTACCTTCACGATAAAGTTTTCTAGTTCTCTTTATCTCGGCTTCTCTAGCCTTTGGATTCTTAGCACCCTTGACGTACTTCTTAGGCACACCACCTTTGGTCTTAGGGACCTTTTTAAACTTACGTTTACCTGTGGTTGCCTTCTTTTTAGTTTTCTTTTTTTTAGTTCTACTTGCCATTACCTTTTAGTATACCAAGTCCGTTTTTACCTGCAAGAGATAACCACTCTTGTGGTGTAACGTGACCATCTTCAAGAATGTCTGCAAATAGTTTACCTATTCTTTCTAGTTCTTCTTTCTCGTTTACATTTTCAAGTGTAGACAAAAAGAATGTAACTATATTCTTGTAGGGTTGTGGTAAAAATTTAAGAATAAATTTCATCTTCCTACTGCTTTCTGTGATTGTTTGTGGGCTGCTGTAAATGACACACCTTTCATCATACGTTTTTTCATATCTCTAATATGCTTTGCAGTATGATGTTTAGCGTGTTTAACCATGGTTGTCTGCTGTTTAGCAGTCAAACCACTTAGTGAAACGCCTTTCGCTGTTTTACTTTTTTTTCTTGGTGCCATTTTTCTTTTTACCGTTCTTCTTTTTCTTCATCGTTCCACCCATGTTTCCACCACCGTAATGTTTAGGCATCTTTGTCCTCCTGTTCGTCTTTCTCATATTGAGAAAGTTTTTCTTTTAATTCTTTAATTTGTCTTAATAACGCTTCCTCTTTTAAAGCCCAGTCTATTGCTGGATTTTTTGATATTGCACTCTGCACATCCTCAGCCCTAATTTTGATTTCGTTATCCATAGTTCTTTATAGTCCTAAGCCAGATACCGAGTCAACTGCTACAGCTTCCTCGTATAATCTAACACTGTTGTTTAGTTGATTGTTTAACCACGTCACAACGCCTGCATTATCAGGCTCCACACCATTTTCAGTTAACGCTTTTTTAATTCTAGTTAACTGTGCATCAGTTACTGATACTGTTAAATCTGCCATTTATGCTCCCTTCAAAGCTAGTTGTTCTTCTAGTTTATTTACTTTTGCACCTAGTTGTCTAATAGCACCTACCATCAAAGTGTTTAAGTTTTTGATTGAGTAGTGAAATGTGCCGTCAGAGTTTGGTGCAATTATTCCTAAACTTTCAAGAGTATCTTTGTGTTCATCAACCCAAGATTTAAACTCTACTTTATATCTATTATCTTGTGTCACAGCACCGTTCCATGCAGTAAGTAAAGCTACGTCATCGTAATCGTCAAAGGCTGTAATTGTAGTTGAGCCGTCAACGAATATATCACCGTCACCTTTGAATATGTGAGTAGTGTTATCATTACCAACATTTTTCTTAAAGACAACTATATTTTGGTCTGCAGTTAGAGCATCAGTAGTATTTGAACCATTGTGCTCTACACCCTCAAGAACAATTGGTGCACCTGCATTGGCAGTTGAATCAGTGTCAACATTATTTTTTTGAAATCCACTTATTTGAATTGCAGGGTCTTGGCTGTCGCTTTCTTGAGTGTCAGTAATACCCGTTACTCTCAAACCACCATTTGCTTCTTGTATACCTAATGCACCAAAAGAATCAGTTTCTGCTCTACCTGTTAAGCCATGAGCAACTGTTGATGCTTTAAATTCAACAAAGTTAGTAGTGTTTGAGCCACCATTTATACACAAACCAGCACTGGTATTCAAAGAAGACGATGCTGTTTCATTTAAAAACAATTGGTTTGCTGAATTTGTTAATGCCATAATACCAGTCTTGTCAGGTACAGTAATAGTTCTGTCTGCTGTCAATGTATCTGGAACTATAGTCTGAACAAATTGATTAGATGAACCTGACCTCAACACAAAGTCTTTTACATCTACTCTTTGAAGCATTATTTCATCATCATACTTGTACCTAACTTTTGTTGAGTTATCGGTGTCTGTTATTTCTACATCCATTTGATAAACACTGCTGACAGTTACATCAGAATTATCAAAGAAAAATTTACCATTTGAGTCTGTTGTTTTAGATGCTCTGGCATTTGAAGTTGTATTTCTATCATACAATTTTACGGCTTTGCTCGCTAAAGCATCGCCTGCAGAATCGTATGCAAATCCTGTAATTTCTATTCCCATGTTTAGTCTCCTAACGGCGTGCTAGTGTAACCACTTAACGCCCTTCTAACATAATAGTCAGCGTTCTCAAACGCCTCATCCTCGTCAATAAAAGCTATTTTAATACCTCTTTGCTCATATTGCTCTCTCTGTAGTCTATCATGTGCTCGTTGATTAGTCGTTCTTGCGTGATAATATTTGCTCTGAACGTTTATACCCATTGGTGGAGATACGATTAAAAAATCTGTTACAGCACCACCTCTTTCAAGTCTTCCACCAAATTGTTTTGATTGGTAAGTAAAGTCTACATTTAGTTTTCTACCAGTTCTAAGCAATGCTTTATATACATAGTATTCTGGTTGGCTTCCTCCTGCCAATGTCCACCACTGAGGTACAGGCTCTAGGACCCTACCACTGCTTGTTCTCCTCTGCCTCTGGGTTACCACTACACAGCCTCACTTAACGTTAATCTAAAACGTGCCCTCTCATTTAGCCCAGTTTCCTCCAGAGCCTGTGCACTCAGCACGGTGACAAAGTAATTCCTAGTGCCACCGGAATCATCACGGTAAGTAAGTTCCATAAGAGTTTTATTTGCTATTGCAGTATCTACTGCAGCTTGCATATCTCTTATTGTTTTACCTTTGTGGTCATTAGTTAAATCAAGAACAACATCAAAACCAAACTGCACTGGTAGTGTTTTTTTAAATAGTAAAGCAAGTTTTATCATGTCAGGACTGTTTGTGTTTGTGCTGCCTCTTGCTAGTGCCACCTTAAATTTTATACTTCTAAACTCTATCCCAACTGGATTTGCACTAGATGGTAGTTTAAATTCTGTCTCGCCAGTGCTTGTTATTGGTGATAAAGCTGTAAACGAATCATTGTAGTTTGTGGCGTATGACACTGTAACAGTTTCATTTGCAGTAGGATTTTCTGTTTCTACTCTCAATGCTAGTGCTACCTTGTCTTGACCAATAACGTTTGCATCAAAGTATGGTGTTTCAAGTTCTGCTGAAGCTGCATAAGTTTGGTCAACAATCTGACTTGGATTAATTACATCTGTAGATAAATTTACAAAGTAAGCATTGTTATCATAGTTAACCCACAGCCTGTATTTGTCTTGGTCTGTGCCAACAAATGCACCTGTAATACCTGCTGAACTAGAACCTGTAATATGTTTTATCTCATAGCCTCTATCATCAAACGCTGCAACGTAAGAAAAACCAGTAAGACCTCCACCTATATGTGTATTCATTCTTGACCTGCTACCTGCAGTAGCGTGTATCTTAGTTGTTGCAGGAGTTGTATCTGCTTCTTGTGCATTTACAACCAACAACAATTCATTGAGAGTTGGGATAACTTTTACGATTTCCCCTCTGTAAACTTGTGGGACACCGTCATCTTTATCAAGACCAACAGTTGTAACCACTGTTGCATCTCTTCCTACATTTATTTTATATAGACCCATTTTTGATGGGTAGTAAATACTACCTCTCCATGTTGCTGTTCCAACACCATTCCTTGGATTCTTTGGTACTTTAAAATCTGTTTCAACAAACCTTGTATTAGCATCATCATGTACATACAAACCTTGTTGAGTCACTGCGTATAAAACTCTTTCTTGACTTGCATTTCTTGCAACAATCAAGCCTACTACTGCATCATCATCAAGTTTTAGTTTTGCATCGTTTGTCCAACTGCCTGATAAATCAGATGACCGTTTAAGTTGTCCACCACTATCTATTGCATATATTTGGTCTTTGAAAAAAGCTATAAATGGTGTGCTTTGCGTAGAATTTGCAGACCAACTTTCTCCTGTTGTGCTAAAGTAAACACCTTCTTCATTAGCAAAAACTGCTGTTGGTACATCATTTACCATTCCAACTCCAGCATCTGTTGAATTATTCATTGGCATTGTTGTTGATACAGTTAATGTTGTCCAAGTGTCGTTTGTGTTGTATGTATGCAGGAATCCTCCTCCTGCTGCATACAGCACCCCTTTGAAGGTTAAGAATTGTGTAAGTTCTGTGTCAGGGTCACTACCACTAGCAACTGCTAGCTTCGGTAAAACAAAGTGGTCTTTATGTCTTAGTTGCCCATCAGACCACCACACTCTATCTAAGTCCTTTGATGGGTCCATACGTTCTATACCTATACCACCTCTGTGGTCACTAGATACAAACGTAGATGTAATAGGGTTTGACTCTAGGTTGTAATCACCAAGAGTAATCTTCCCGGGAAACTGACTTGTGATAAATCTTCTTACAGGATTAGACACACGGTAGTAAACACCATTTAATATTATTTCATTTTCATCTACTACTCTTGTTGCCATCAATCAATCCAAACACACCTCTGTGGAGTTTGACTCCTTGCTAACGTTTGCTCTGCCTGTAAATTCATTCTTTCACTATCTAATTGTGCTGCTTCTCTTCTTTCAGCAGACCTGTCAGACCTAGCAAGCAACGCCATTGATGATGCCTTTTGGATTATAAACTCTGGCTCTACATCACAACTTGTTGTGTCAGATGTAAGCAGTGTAGGTTTTTTTACTCCTGTAAGTTTGAGCAAAGAGTTTTTTACAACTGCCCTAGCATTCTCATCAAACACTAATCTTCTGTTTGCTCTGTCTATTGTGTAAAAGTTTCTATGTATTTCTTCGTATGCTGCACCGTAATCTCTTGATACCTTAATATCATCTATTGATACAGTTGCTGCACCAATGTCTGCTACTTGAATCAAACCAACAGATATTATAGCCGTAAGGTTCTCTGCACTACTCAAAGCTATTCTGTGATGAGTCCATGTGTCTGCTGATGTTGCAGGCACTGCTACGTCTTCAAAGACACCACTTGTAGCGTTGTTTGCTACTGCAGATAGTCTAACTGCAAATTGACCTGCTGTAAGAGCAACGTTTGTTTTTATAAAAAATTCTAAATGAGTATAACCTGATATGTTTGTAGATGTTATTGAGTCAGATATTAATATTGCATTTGTGCCAGTAGAAGCAGGAATCACCATTTTGTTTGCAGCTTGACCTTCTCTGTGGTCTTCTTCATCTACTACAACGCTTGACACACCACTTGTTACTTCATCAAATACAGAATCACAAGTAAGTAGTGATTCACCAAAGTATTTCTTTCTGTATTCTACCTTCTGAAGTCCAATCAAATCTGATGGTAATGAGTAAGCATATACTTCAGATGATGAATGTAAACTAAAGTCAGTAGTCTGTGGAGCACCTTTTCGTGTAATCCCAGATATAGCCCTGTTTATAAAATCGTGTATTCTTGCAGGTGGTAAATCGTTGTCATATATTTCGTAAGCATCTCCAGTGGCAACGTTGAAACTGAGTGCAGGTGATACTGTGATTGTGCTAGTGCTAGAAGCATAGTCAGTTATTCTTCTTATGTTTACAGTGTTGTCTGTAGCATCTGTAACTACAAGCCATGAACCATTGTACTCATCGTCTCCACCAAAAAGATTTACTGTGTCTTTAAAAGTAGTTGTATCTCCATCTGCAGTAGCAGTACCCACAGTACAAGCACCAAGCTGGTAGCCTATTGACTGTCTTAGTTCTGCTCTATTTTTTGATTGTATCGCTGCCATTACAATGATTCTCCATTATACTATTTTTTATTAAGTTCTTTAAATTCTTTAGGGTCCAATAAGTGTTTATAATCTTCGTTGATTGTTGCTAAAGGACCAAGAACATTTAAAACTTCTGCTTGATTACTACCTTGCGTAAGTGTTACTGCTCGTTTCTGTAATCTAATTTCCATAGCTTCTTTGCCTGTTTCAAAATTATATACATCAGTATTGTCAAAACTACCATCATCAAACTCTTTTTTAAGTTTTGACCACAATTTAATTTCTCTGTACCTGTCTTTTGCTAATCGTAGTAAACCACTCAAACCAAATTCAAGTTCATCAATTTTTATTTCTAACCTTCGTTTTTGGTATGTATTAGTTTCTTTTTCATATTGTTCTTTTGCTTCTTCTATATCAATAATAAGGTTTCTGTAAGCAAAAGAATCTTGGGTTAACTGTTCGTACATACCTGCTTGTTCCCTTACGCATTGCCAATATTTAGTGGCATTTGTAGGTTGTTTACCATCTTGTAAAACAGAGTATCTCATTTCAGCTTCTGTTCTATAAATTTGGTTTTTTTCTACTGTTTCAGTTAACTCTTGTTTTAGTTCTGCTAGTTCTTTATTTTGTTCATCTGATAAAACTGGAAATTCATTCATTTACTATACTCCAATATGTGTCTATATCTGTTAATGCTATCATGCTTGATTTTTCTGTGCCGTATTCAGTCGGTCTATTGTCGTCATCATGTTCGTCTTCCACATAAGTTTTCCACAATGCTTTAGCTTCTGCTTCTGTTTTTTCTGTATAGCCAGTGTTGTTTGCAAGCCACCTGTTTAAACTATTACCCTTTTGTAATTTAACTAAAGTAGGCGTAAGTATATTAGGTTTCATGCCATTGTATTGCCCAGTAGTAAATGTAAAATTATTTGTTATTGTGTAATATTTTGCCATTATCTATCGTAAAGACTAATTCTGTTTGTTGCGTTACCATATCCACTACCACCTTCACGCCCACCAAATTGTGCAGTATTTACGCTTGATACTTGAGTATTTTGATTACTTGAACCATTTGGATAACTATGAGTACCACCAGTTGACCAAGCACCTCCGTCATATAATTGCATAGTTGAACTACCACTATAATTTTTTATAGTGTGGTAATGGTCATTTAAAGTTCCACCACCCACACCACCATTACCTGCTGCTGGTGCATTATCACTACTTAGACTCCAAGTTGTTCCTTCATAAGTATAGTTTTTATTTAGACTTCCTCTGCTACAGCTTGTTGGATGAGTTGAGTAAAAGCCACAAGTTATTCTATATGAATCATGAGCAGAACCTCCACCAAAGGCATAAGCAGGACCATAAACAGCACCTATAAAATTTGTTTCTTCTGTCCAAGAAGATTGGTCCCACGACATGTGGTAATCAGCGTTCATATCGCAATCACCAGATGATGTACCACCTACAAAAGCAACACTACCTGCCGAAGTTCCAGCACTTGAACTACCTTGAAAATAAACTTTGCCGGGAGAAGCTATAGATGACCAACTACCACTACCAAATTCAAAAGCACTATTACCTGATACAAAAGAACCACTACTTGTTCCCCCACCTACAACAGCACTTGTTGCTCCACCAGCCCCACACATAATTCCTGATATACCGACAGTTTGTCCAGTACCTATTGTGTCGTTTACACCATCGTATTCTTCCTCACTATTTTCTCTATCTGATAAACCACCTGTACCATTACCACCAATAATTGCCATAGCATCCCTTGTTGAACCTTGTGCTGAAAAAAAATTACTTCTAGCAGTATTAAGTGAATCACCACTTGCTGACCAAGTACCAGCAGATAAACCTGTAAACTCTTTAGTGTTTATTTTTTTAATGTCTGCATCAGTTTGCCCATTAATATTTTTAATATCTGTTATGGCTATGTTATTAACTTTTTTTACTTCATTTGCCATTAATCTCTTTCTATAATGTCTAAGCTAGGATTTACAAACACATCTCTTGGACCGATTGCTATCCCACATACTTGTATAATATCGCCATCATCACTAGGTGCTGTTGCTGTAACTGTTCCTGCTGTTTCTGATAAAAATAGTTGTTTACCTTCTGTTAAATCACTATCACCAAACCCATCAGAGTCGTTATATACACCATGCGTAAGTATTTGCACAGCACTTCCTGCTGAACCTTGTGCTGATACTGCAACACCTATTGCAGGATAATGTCCATCATCCCCTGTATCGTTTGAATCTGCTTTACTTACCCTACCATCAACTGTACTCATATATACCCAATCACCTACTGCAAGAGATTCTCCTGCAAGAAACTCTATTACAACCCCTTTGTGTGTATCGTTTGATAATGCACCTGCACCTGTATATACTGTCGTGTCCATAGCAGTAAGGTTATCTATCTCACCTTCCATGTAAGTAGCAAGTGTCTGGACTTTAGTTTGTCGCATTGTGCCACCATCGTTAGTAACAATACCATCATCATCTGCAATCGCAGTTGTTCCTACTGTAGTGTTACCATCTGCAACTGTATTTATTTCTGTATCTGTAGCATCTATTGCTGCTAACTTAGTAAAGTCAGCTTGTACCAATCCAGATACACCATCTAGTAAGTTTAGTTCTGCAGCAGTTGATGTAACTGCTGTTCCATTAATTGCTAACTTGTCAGTTACTATATTAAATGTTCCATTGTCCTCTACTCTTGCTACTTCATTTCCATCGTACTGTTGGAATACTATATCTTTTGTGTCTTGAAGTGGTTTTATAATTACATCTTCAGATGATTCAGTAAAACTTAAAACATCATTGTTGTTCAGTCGCAATACAATTGTATCGTCAGTAGTAAAGTCAACTAAGTTATGTGAATCTCTACCTACTTTAGTGCCAGTATTTAATATTGTGGTAATCCCTGTTTGTGCACCTGCAAGTAAAACTGCAGTGCCTTCAACAGTTATTTGACCTGCACTTGCTCTAGCAATTGTAGTGTCTGATGCGTGACCTAAATCTAATGTGCCTGCAACTTTAACACCTGCTGCAGCATCTAAAATTCTAAATCCTTCAGCATCACCGTTGTCTGTAAATATAAGGTCTTTAGCATTAGTAATTGTTTTGATAGTTACATCACCAGAGTTACCCTCTGTTATTGAAAGAATATCAGCATCAGAAGTACCATCTCTAAAAGTGTAAACACCAGTATGTGCATCAAACACTATATTACCGTCTACATCAAAAGTAAGATGTGCTGCAGTAGCATCATCGTCTGTAGTAGTAACTGTTGTTGCACCATGAGTTGTTGTTGCAATTGTAACTTTATCTCCAGTATCACTACTGTCGGTTATTGTTAGTGTGCTTGCGTTTAAATTAATTTGGTCAACATCTAATTCAGTAAGAGTTCCAAGTGATGTAATGCTAGTCTGTGCTGCAACTTGAACTAAACCACTTGAGTTTAAAGCTGTTGTACTTCCTGTTGTTAAACCACCTCCTATTACTACATCACCACCAGAAGTAATCGAGAGTTGTGTTGAAGCCCCAACCGTTCCACCGGTATCTATCTTAAAAATATCACTATCGTTGTCATCAACACCTATAGTCCATTCATCTGTGCCATTTATATCAAATGTAATTCTTGGGTCACCAGATGAACCAGCACCTATCTCAAGGTCTCCTGACCCATCAAATGTAAGGTTAGCTTCTGCATCTAGTTCTGTTGTTGTAGAACCAACTGTAACTAATTCGTTTGCTGTAGCATTGTTTAGTGCAGTTACTGCACCTGATGCTGCTGCTGCCCATTTCATACCAGTAGCTTCACTGCTATCTGCAGTAAGTACATGGTTATTACTTCCAACAGTTCTAATTGCCATTGAAC